CCTGCTGATCACCAGAGAATGCCGCATAGGCGCGCGCCTGCTGCAACGCCGCGAGGTTTTGCAAACCCCCCTGCCTGCGCAACCGTTCGCGTTCCCGCCCCTGATCGAAGACACCAAGCGCATCGCTAAAGTAACCGCTTTCTTGGCCTTGCAGGGCCGCCCCAGCGTCCCGCAGGGCGGCAAAACCAAGCATCATGCGCTGCTGCCTGGACAGGTTGCTAAACGGGTCTTCTGCGCCGCCGGTTAGGGGCGCATCGCGCCACGGCTGGAACCATCCGCTGATGGCGTCACCGATCCCACCAAGAGTGTTTTGCATGCCGCCCATAAAACCGCCTGCTTGGGGCGCGTTGGGGTCCATAGTCATCGCCGTATCTCCATTCATTCCGAGCCGCGCTCATTAGGCCGCATCCCCAAGCTTGCCCTCAAGACCGTCATAATCAACGCGCAGATACCCGTCTTCGCCCTCGTGGACAAACTCCGGGTAAACTTCTTGCAGTTCTTGAGCAATGACACCAAAGGGCTTTCCGCTGTCAGCCCCGACTCGCTTGGCTTCATCGTTCCACGTCCAGCGGTAGAACTTGATGCCCGCCACGTCAGCAACGAGCGTGATGTTGTCCTTTAGGCGGCGATCAGAGAACATCGACAAGGCCTGCCCCACCGCACCGACACCACCAAGAATTTGCGCAAACCCTGGGCGGCTGCTTTGCGTCGTGCTTTGACCGACAAGCCCGGACCCAAGATTCCCGGCACCAACCATCGCGCCAAGTTGCTGGAGCGGGTAGTTTTGCTGGCGAATAAACTCGTTGTAAGCAGCTTCGAGCGCCGCTTGTTCTGTGGTCTGTTGCAGGCCGCCAAGTTGAAACAGACCTTGCGCAGCTTGACCCGCCGCACCTTGGCCCATTTGAAGTTGAGCCATGCTCGCGGCTTGCGCCTCGTTGTAACCTTGGCGCATAAGATCAGCGATCATCTGATCCCGACCAAGTTCATAAGACGCTTGCCGTTCGGCTTCGTAAACGCCGCGCCGCTCATTGCCAAAGGCACCCGCTCGCGTGATGTCAGCCATCTCTTGCGTTTGTGCAATTTCACGCTCGCGGGCCATTCGCGCCAGTGCCGGGTCCAGCACGTTGGCTGTGTAACCGGACAGGTTGGCCTCGTTCATGGCTTGGTAATCTGCGGGCGTCATGCCGCTAATCGCGCCGATCTGCTCAAAATACGGCTGCGCGCCCATCGAAATATCCGAAACGCCCGCGACCATCTGGTCTTCGTATGGCGTGAACGGAGTTTCTCCGATGGCAGTGGCCGCAGGGAACACGGATTGCGTGTAATAATCTTCCAGAAACTGCGGCACAGTCGCCGTGGTGGTTTGAGTCGAGCGCCCGCTACCCATGTTTTAACTCCATCTCATAGACGCGGTGCGTCTCTCGAAAGTTCATCTTCTTGGCGTGTTTGGCCCATCCGGGCCGCCCTTCTGCCTCGATTGCCTCGCAGCCTATTTTGCCAGCCGCGTCTTTCATCACCGCCAGCGCGTCGTGCAGCCAATCCTTTGCGTTGATCCCTGCAATGTGCGCTATGCGAAAAATCCGACGCCGAGGATGCTGTAAAATCATCGTTATGATGACCGCCGTCAGCTTGTCCTCTTTCGTGACCAACCAGAGTTGCTGTCCGCCTCTGATCAGATCGCCACGAAGATCGTCTAACCCTATATTATCAGATACTCTTGCCTGTGATAAGGCCACAACGTCAGACACGGCAGGCCACACCATTTCCACGCGATCCTTTGGTACCAGTTTGACCCCAATCATCCGCTGATCCTTGTGATCGCAATCGTACTGGCAGGCGTGGCAGGCGAAAAGGCGGTGGCCGCATAGGCAGCCAGCTTGCCGCTTGTGCTGTCAACAGCCCAATACGCCTCAAGGTAATCTCCAGCGGACACAGTAAATATTGACGAGCGGCTCACCACAATCGTTGCGTCGTTCTGATGCAGAGCGTTTTTCATGGTCGAGCCGCCAATATCAACACCGTTGAGACGGGGCCAGAAGTAAAACTCGACAGTCGACGAAGACGTTGACGCGATCTGTGCGGAAAAACTGACCATGTAGACACCAGCCTCTTCGAACACGATGCGCGATGCCGGTGTGCCCAAACTGATCCCGTTTGCCGAAGCGACCGTATAGGTCAAAGCGTATGCAGTATCGACAGCCGCAGCAGTCACGTCAGCATCTATGTAAAGCTGCGCGTCCCCGTCTTCCAAGACGACCTGTCGCCATTCGCCGTTCTTGCTTACGACCGGATAGCCATTTACGTCATCCCAAAGCAGAACGCCATTTTGAGCCGCGCTGTCAGACGACTGCTTGTAGACAAGCTGCACAAGCTGGCGGCCTAGCTGCCTCAAAAGCTGAGACGCCCATGCTTTCCAGTCTGAACCTGTTGGCTGCGGTAGGTTCATCGCCTGCCAGCCTCAGTTACATCAACGCGGGGGACGCCAAACCGCCAAGCGCTTAGGGTGTTGCCCGTGACGCGCATTCTGGCTTGGCGACCAGTGAACCGAACGCTGGTCGGATTGGCCATGGTATAAGGCCCAAACGTGCTTTCTGGTGAGTTTGGATAGAGCCGCGTTTTGAACGTCACCGTCACCTCACCCTGAGTTGCCTCGTCAGGGATTAGCTTGTGCACGTTTACTAGCCGGTCGCCGTTGCCGATGCTGGCAGGTCCACTTTCCGCGTAGACCTCTGCCCCACCATAGTTAAAGCCGGTTTCATGGTCATAAACGTCGCCACCGTCGTCAGCGTAGATCGGCGTCCTGAAAACACCGCGATCTACCCCGCAGGTGCGAGACAGCTTGCCCAACAGCCAGTGGTTTTCCTTGTAATCATATGCCACATAACTATCGATCTCCGTGGCAGACGATGAGCAATAAAGCCACCACACTTCACCGTTTTGACCGTTTGCCACGGCCCATGTCTTGCTGATCTGGGCAAGGTTAATGTCCAAGAAAACAGCATCACTAACCTGGCAAGGCAACTCCTGCACAGTCTGCCCGTCAAAGCGGAAAAAGCCGTTTTGACCCATCCAGAACACGCCCGCATCAGTTGAGGCGACAGCCTTTCGCGCCACTAGGCCACAAGACGAGCCGACGACCTCAAAGTTATACACGAAAGGCGGCCCAACATATACCGCCCTGTGCGCATCAGTGTCCGTTAGGATAAGAGATTGACCAATCGTGCGAACACCAGCCATGACGCGGCCCGACGTTTGCAGGATTTGACTACCGGCTTGGTTTGTCGCCGCCGCCGTCCAAGTAGTGTTGTCCTCCTGATCCGACCAAGACACCTTGCGCGGATCGCCGCCAGCGCCAAGGGCAAACAAAAACCGCTCTCCGGTCACCATTAACCCGAGGCAACTTGTGGGCGCACCAGCAATGGTCGCAGCGGGCGTTCCGGTGTTCAATTGCCACTCGTACAGATTGCCGTCCGACACGCTACAGGCAACGAGATATTGCCCCCATGTGTCGGTCTGCCAAGTGGTGGCCTCGGAAAAGTTCCCCATGTCAGGGCGTGCGGTGCCATAAAAGCTGGTCCCGTAAAAACCGCCCCCGTAACCAGTATTAACCGCCGCGTCTTCAAGACCTGCTGTAAAACCGGCAGGCGTGATGTCATATACATCACCCGATGCGCTGGCACCCGACGCCATGACGTAAAGCTTGTTATACGTCCCCGCAGCAATCCACCGGCTGTTGCTGTTGTCTTCCCACACCTGCATGCCACGCGGCGCTGCCGCGTAAGCAGAAGCCACACGATCCCGCCAGCCGCCAATCGGGCGCAGGCTGCCTTCCTTCCACCGCACTAAGCTGCCGTCACGCCAGCGGCCCGCGCCTTCAAGGTCGGTGCCGTTGCGAAAGAAACCAGGCGGGATTTTTATGGGGACTAGGGGCATCAGACATCAATCTCAAGGTCGTTTTTCAAGGCCAACTCAAAGATACCTTCAACTTGCTCCGGCGTAATGCCATACCTGTCAACCATTGTGAGAGTGTAAACACATCTGTCAGTGACCACATCTGCCTTAGTCCGACGCATGGACTCGATAACTTTAGGATTAACCCCAAAGTGAATTAGGGCCTTCTCCATAGACTCTGCAGTAACTCTTATCTCAGACATTTTACCCCGCCTTTATAATAACAAAAGACTGCCCAGAATCAGAGGAAAAAGAACCTGTATTCCATTGGAATTTAACTCCATTGATAGGCAAACTTTCCCCCGTTGGCGTAACCAAGCCTCCGTCTTTTGAAGATGCGATGGTTCCGTCATAACTCACAGCAAAGTTTCCCACACCAAAATCTGTGTAAATCTCTGCAACTCCAGACATGCCCCCGTTTGCTTGCCAATTCGCAAGGTCGCTATTTTGAACAAGCGTCCAATTTGAACCTCCATCTGAGGTTAAATACATTTGGAGTTGCCGGTCGCTTGAACTAGACGGTTTCAGCTTACTAAACCTCATCCTGTAGTTCGAATCACTATCAAGCGACAGGACCGTTATGTTAGAAGCACTAGCCGGATTTACGGTTGTCTTTGCTGGCGAAGCTTGAGCGTCAATTGCTGCCTTTACCTTGGCTGGACTTACAAGCGCCTCGGTTGTATCGGTCCCAGTCTCCCAAGTAGCCTCGGCAAGCGTCGGAAGTGTTACGCCAACAACGTCGCCGTCAGCGTTCCATTGGGCATACTGCCCATCTGTCCCAGCCGTCCCCGTGACGATAGTCGTATCAGCCCCAGAGACCGCCGTCAGGCCGTCCAACAGGTTGAGTTCCGCCGCCGTGGCCGTCAGCGTATTGTAGTCGGTCAGCGTCCACGTCACACCGTCCAGCAGATTAAGTTCCGCCGTGGTAAC